CCGCCGATACCATTGACTGTGTTTGAGACCGCGTTGACACCGTTACGTACGGCACTGGTAATACCATTCCAAGCGTTGGAAACGAAACTCTTGACGGAATTCCACGCGTTGGACCAAGTGTTCGAGATCACGCCCATCGTCGACGAGACGACGCCGGAAACGGCGTTCAAAGCGGCCGTTATGTTTGCTTTAATACCATTCCAGACCGTCGAAACAAGATTGCCTATGGCATTCCAGACGGCGTTCCAATTGCCTTGCACGCCCGCTAATACGACGGAGATGATGGCGTTGATGACGTTCATTACAGTGGAAATGATCGTCTGAATGTATGGGAAGACCGCGTTGATAACGCCTTGGATGGCGTTGGCCCACACAGTGAATTGCGTTTGCAAGACCGGAAGGATAGCGTTGAATACTGCAGCCATATTATTGATGACCGGGGTGATAGTGCTTATGATGGTCGCACCAACCTGAGTGAGATTCGCAACCAGTGAACCCAATACTGGCATGAATGTTTGGAAAGCCGCGTTCAGGATCGGCATGATCGCACTGCCAAGATTCTGTAATGATTGCATGAACGGTTTCAAAGCCGGTAACAGTTGACTGGTGAACACTTGACCGACTGGAACGAAGGAAGACTGGAATACGCTGCCAACCTGCTGTAAGACCGGCATTATCGACGACGTCATGCTTTTGAAAGCCTGAGGTAAACCGCTGATACCCTCGGCAAGCATGCTGATGCCCTGAGTGGCGGGCCCTTTAAACGAATCCAATATTTGCATGCCGACGTTCACGACAGAAGCTTCCAGATTACCCATTGCACCTTCGATGGTTTGCGTACTGGTAGCGGCTTCCTTGGCCGCATCGGTCATGCCTAAATCCATGACGGCCTTATTGAATTCCTCGGCCGTGATTTCACCTTTGGCCATCGCGTCACGGAAATCACCCGTGTATGCGCCGTTCTTCTTCATGGCTTCCTGTAGTTTGCCTGAAGCGCCCGGGATCGCATCGCTTAACTGGTTCCAGTTTTCGGTGGTGAGTTTGCCTGCACCAGCCGTTTGGGTTAACACCATGCCAACGCTTTTGAACGTGTCCGCGTTACCGCCTGCGACCGCGTTGAGGTTACCGGCCGCTTCCGCTAGGTTCGCATAATTGTCAACGCCGTTCGCGGCTAATTGTGCGGTGGTGTTGCGAATGTCGGACAGGTTGTATACGGTTTCGTCCGCGTATTTTTGCGTACTGGCGGTAAGCTGGTTTATCGTGCTTGTGTCTAGGCCTGCGAAGTTCAGCGTGCTGGCGAATTTTTGTGCCGAGTCGGAAGCTTCGATGATGTCGCTGCTGAGATTGCCTATGGCGTCTACGGCCATGCTGATTCCGGTGGATACGAGACCGCCGATGGTTCCTGCGATGGCGGAGAATTTGCCTAGTCCGTTGGATGATTTGTTGGAGGCCTTGTCTATGTTGTTCATAGAGTCGGAGGCTTCGCGTGCGGATGTTTCGATTTGGTGGCTGCCGGCTTGGATGGTTTTGATGCCGTGTTCCCAGTTGCTGGTGTTGATTTCGGCGTCGAGTGTGAGTGTGGAGTCAGCCATTTATTGTTCCTTTCTGAGCTCGTTTATGATGCGGCTGATTTTTTGGTCTCCGTGTTTGGTGAATGCTGCGGTCAGGCATTCGAAGGTTAGTCGGTATTGTTCGGCTTGGTGTGTTTGTCGGAGGTGGCGTCCTTCTTTGATTAGGGCGAGCATCAGGTTTGGTGTTAGTTTGTTTTCTAGTGCGTCGTGGATGGCTTCCCACCCGTATAGGTCGCCGAGTTCGGCGAGGATGCGGATGCTGGGGGGAACGTGTTGTTTTGTTTCCTGTTGTTTGTATGTTTGCATCCGCTGTTTTTCGGCGGGGGTGAGGAGGCTGTCCCATGAGCGCATTTATTGTCAGCCTTTGATGTCGAGGGTGAGGTTTTCGGCCATGAGTTTGCAGAGGGCGGTCATGGCTTGTAGGTAGGCGAGGTCGCTGCGTTGTTTGGTTTGCGTCATCCATTCGTGGAAGGCGTTGTTTGGGGTCATGAGTTCGGCGACGAGTGGGAAGATGATGTTTTCTGCGGTTTCTAGTGTTTCTTTGGTTATTTCGCCGGTGGAGAGTTTGTCGAGCGCGTCGGCGTTGTCGAGGATGGTGAGCATGTCTTTTGAGCCGAGTGGGCGCATGGTGTAGGTGATGCCGTCGATTTTGATGGTGAGTTGGCGGAATGATTTGCGGGTGTCGATGGTTAGGGTTGGTGTAGTCATTTCATGCTCCTTGGGTGTGGTATTATTGGAGTTGGCTCCTTTATGCCATTGTGTTGACTGATTAGCCCATCATCGTATTGTAACGGTGGTGGGCTTTTCTGTTTTGGTTACTCCTGTTCGATGGTGGGGGTGTCGTCTTCTGTGGAGAAGGTGGCGGCGGTTTGTGCGTTGATGTTGACGGTGACTTGTGCGGTACCGGATTTGAAGGCGATGGAGCTGCGGCCGGCTTTTTTGACGATGAGGGTCCAGGTTCCGTCGCCGTTGTCGGTTACGGTGGATGCTCCGGTTTCTGAGTTTTCTGCGGTGATGGTGCCGGTGGCTCCGTTCGGTAGGGCGGTTACGGCGATTTTCACTGCTTCGTTCACTTTGCAGGTGATGTTGGATGGGGTGGCGATGAGGCTGGTGATGTTGTTTGTCGACGGTTTGATGGTTCCGGTGGTTTCGTCGTAGTAGCTTGGCGTGTCGAGGTCGAGTTCGCCCATGACGACTGCGCCTTCTGGGCTGGCGGTCATGGTGCCGGTGAGGGTGACGACGAATGGGTCGCTGAGGCTGATTTTGAATTCGCCTCCGGCGCTGATGAGGGCTTGTGGGATGCGGAAGTCCTGTGCGCTGGACTGGCCGTCGCACACGTTGTGGATGATGATGTTTCGCGGCGTGTTGGAGACGCATTCGTTGCCGCCGAATCGTACTTGTCCGGTTTCGCCGAGGTCTCCGCCGATGACGCGCTTGAATTTTGCGTTGTGGTAGAGTTCGGGGAATAGCATGCCGAGGAAGCGGACGCTAGGGCAGATGACGTTGAGTTCGAAGCTCATTTCGTCGTAGCTGCCGTTCGGTACTTTGATGGTGCCGGATTGGCTGGCGATTTCGGTGGTGCTTGGGGTGAGGGTGAGCGTGCCGACTTCATCCTGCACATAGTCGGGGGGGATGATCATGTCGTCGATGTAGATGGTTTTCTTGCCGATGAGTGGGTAGGATGCCATTTTTTTCCTTTCGGTTGGCGTGTCTGTTTGACTGTGGTGTATTATGCCGTTTTTATTTTACAGTGTTGTGGGGTTGAGTTTGTAGTCGATTTGGAAGCGGATGCTTTTGACCCAGTGTCCTTCGTGGTCGATGGCGTCTAGGTCGATTGCGGTGGCTGGGTGGGTACGGATGCTTTCGTAGGTGATGTTGGTGATTGGTTGGCAGGTGAGCCGACAGTAGTGGGGGAATGTGTTGTTGATGAGGTTGAGGAGTTTGAGCATGAGTCGTCCTTGTGTGAGGACGTCTTCGTGACGGCTGCTGATGGTGATTTGGTCTGTGTAGAGGTCGCCGTTGATGTCGACCGTGTTCGCGTTGACCCAGATGCCTTCTTGGCTGGTGACGGTGCCGGTGTCGAGGATCGGACTGGTACCGAAGAAGAGGTTTTGTCCGTAGGTGCCGTAGCCTTCGTTTTGGAGGGCTATGCATACTGCTAGGTCTATCATGTGTCGTCCTTAGAGGTTGAAGTAGGTTTTAGTGCGGGAGCTTGCGGTGCGGGCGGCTCGTTCCAGATAGCGGACGGTGTTGGGGTGGAGTCGGTTTTCGTGTTCGCGGATGCGGGCGTATGGGACTCTTCCGTTACCGAAGGTAATCTGCCAGTGGGTGTTTCCGACTTGTTGGAAGCGGCCGCTGTTGCGGAGTGCTCCGGTTTTGACCGGCGCGTTTTGGCGGGCCATGCGGAGGATGTCGGTCATCATGCGCACGCCGCCTTTGTTGAGTTGTTTGGTGGAGAGTTTGCGCGCCCATTCGGCGGTGACTTTGAGTTGGTAGCTCATAGGCTGGTCCGTCCGTAGGGGTTGCCGGTGAGGGTGATGAAAAGGGTGTTGCCGGTGTCCATGTCGTCTCCCCTGCTGGCTTTGGTGATTTGGTAGGCGCGTCCGTTATGGAGTTTGAGGATGAGGTCGGGCCATGCTTCCATGTCTTCGCGTAGTGTTTCGGGAAGGTTGTCCGGTTGGATGTGGAAACGACGGGCGGAGGTTCGACTGCCGTATTCGGCTGGCTGGTCGCTTTCTGTGGAGTGTTTGACGATTGTTTTGATGTCGGCGAGTTTAATGTTGTCAAGTCCGGGGGCCGTGTATTTCCAGAGTGAGGCTGTTTGCGCCTGTGCGGGGAATAGGGTGAACGGGTCACATTGCGGTGCCATATGAGTAGTCGTCTCCTGTGTGGTCTTGGATGTTTTCCCACCATGGTAGGTCGTAGTGCGGGGTTGGCATGCTGAGGAGTCCGCCGGTGTCCGGGGTAGAGAGGCAAAGTTTCCACGTGTCAAGCAGCGCCTTGTAGGGGGTAAGTGAGTGTTCGAGCGTGGTTTGGGTAGGGTTGGCGTAGGTTACTGACACGTCCTCGATACGTTTCGAAGTGATGGTGTCGGTTCGGTCCGTCATTGACTGGTCTGCTTGGATGATGGCCGTGAGGATGCCGGTGAGTGGTGCGGGGAGTCGGTTGAAGCCGTGCGTGCCGGTGATGGCTACCACCATTCCGGGCAGGTATGGTGCGGTAAGTGTTAGGCCGTTCGTGTATTTCGTTTCCGGTGTCCAGCCATCCGATTTGGCGTATTCGACGGAGTATTCGAGGCTGGTACCGTACGTGGATTTCACGTCGGTCACTTCTGAATACCATGATGGCAGGATGACGTGTTGGCCGTCGTCGCCGACAATACCGGTCATAGTGTCCGTCGTTTCGTCGAGCCAGCTCATGCAGAGCATGGCGGTGAGGTCGGCGAGCGCGGCGTCTTTCCACGTGGTGTAGGCGGTATCGCCGACTTGGTCTCGTATGTTGTCGTCTATTATCATTTTTCCTCCGGGGAATCAAATAGGTCCTACCGTCAATTGTAACGGTAGGACCTATTGTTGTTTATTGGCTAACTATCAGTTGGATTTCATCAGCCCTGCGGCGATCAGAGCTCTAATCACTTCTGCCACCGATCCAGTGTCCGGGTCAACGTGATCGGCTTTGGTGATCGAGGCGGCAGGGCCGGCGGGGCCGGCAGGACCAGTAGGGCCAATAGGACCGGCAGGGCCAGTAGGACCAGTAAGGCCAATAGGACCGGCGGGGCCGGCAGGACCGGCAGGGCCAATAGGACCGGCAGGGCCAATAGGACCGGGGTCTCCCTTTGCGCCCTGACCGAAGGCCACCGGCTGTCCCTCGTCATCCACAAAGTTGATGACCTTGACCGTGTTCAGGCTGTCTTCAGGCAACGCCTTGTTGCCGAGTCGTGAGTACATTTCAGCGTTCATTATTGGCCTTCGGTTTGATGACGACTGCGGACTTCTCCGCGTCCAGACCGCCACCTGCGTAGATTTCCTGCAGGTATTCGTTGGTGTTGGTCTGGAGGGCGAAATTCGTGAAGGATTCAACGGAAGTGTCGCCGACGAGCGAATAGTGGGATGCGCTCAGGACCACGCCGGCCACCGTCTTGTCGTCTTCCGTGGTCCACCATTCCGGGGTGATGATCTGGGAGACGCCGAGAGCGCGGGCGAGGGTATCGTCACCGCCGAGGGCGATATAAGAGTCACCGTTCGCGTTTGCGGACATGAGCAGGTCGGCTACCGTGTCCGCATTACAGACGAGGACCTTGTTGCCCTGTGCGCGGACCATATGGGATGCGCGTACGAAGCCCATCAGCGGCGTTTCCTCGGTGATGGTATGGGTGAGGGCGAACTTGTTGCCGGCCCACTCGGAGGACCTGTCGACCGCGTCGGTGGTGATGGAACGGAAATGGGCCATGTCATCGTAGCCTCCGAGCACGACCTGACGTTCGATGGTCTGGATGATGTAGTTCGGCAGTTCGGACAGGATGTAGCGGAGGAGAGCACCCGGCTTCTGCGTACGACGGATATCACCCTTATTCAGGGTGATGTATTTATAGGTGAAATCCGCGGTCAGTTCGCGCTTCACGAAGGACGGTGCCTGTTCCTTCTTCTTGGTGCCGTAAGAGCTGACCGGGTATCCGTGTGCGCGGGTTTCGTTATTGAGGCCGAGGACGTTGCCGCCGATGGTGAGCCTGTCCATGCCGGTCTTGCGAAACAGGTTCCACAGGCCGGAGCCGCGCGTGTTCAAGGAGTCGCTGATGGCGGTGATGGCTTCGGTCGGGATGAACTTGTCCACGTTGGTCTTGTCTACGCCAAAGGAGGCGGTGTCGGCCATGTTGCGGGACACGGTGTCGGCCCATCCCTTATGGAATGCTTCAACGCCCTTGTTGTCGTTGTCGATGAGGGTGCGTTCGAAGGCGGCCATGGCGTCCGGGGAGTCTATCCACGTCTTGCGGTCGTGACCGAAGGAGACGATACCGGACTGTCTGGCCGTCCGGTTGCTCTTGTTGACGATGACGAGCGGGCGCTTGTTTGCGGACTGGACCGGCTCTTCCGGTGCGTGGGTCTGCTGTGCGTCGTCCGGCATGGCGTCGGTCTGAGCGTTTACGGCTTCGGTGATGTCGTCGACTGCATCGGACATGATGTCAGTGATGGAAGAGGTTAGGTTGGTGGCCTCGTCCGGGGAGAGTTTAAACTCTGCAACGGTCCGTGCCAGCTTCTTCATGAGTTCCGGGTTCATGTTGTCTCCATTTCTTTTGTTGATTGCCGTGAAGGCTGCTCGTTGGTCGGCTCCACGATAGACGACGCTGATTTCCACCAGTTCGCTGTCGTGGATGATGCCGTCCGTGCTTGGCTTTTTGGAAAATTCGACGGTGATGCTGAAACTGTTTGTCAGGCATCCGTCTGCGGCGAGTTGGCGGACGCGTTCGCCGTTATCGACTTCGCTGAGCTTTGCCTCGGCCATGAGTCCGGCATCGGTCATCCATAGGCGGGTGATGACGCCTGCTTGGGCGTTGATGCTTGGCTCGTGGTCGATTAGGAGTGGCAGCGTTAGCCGGTCGGATTCCGTGAGCTCGTTCACGAGTTTCAGACTGCCGTCGATGAGCGGCGCTTTGAGTGTGGATAGGTCCACGGTGAGGCCGTCGCACATTGGCTTGCCACTGTTGGCGAGGAATGTAAGGGTGCGGCCTTTTGTTTCAACAGCACCGCTATGTGTGAGACTCTTGCGAATCTTCAAGTCGTATCCTTTCGGATTGGTGTGGTGGTGCTCGTCAGGACTCCGGTTGACGGCGTCTTGACGAGCACTATGATATCACGGCGTCATGTTCGGTTAGCCTTCAACTACTTCGTAGTCTTCGTAGCAGCGACAGTTCGGGTGCGCGTTCGGCGTGACCATGTTTTCGAAGCTGTTCACGTAGTCGTGGCCGTTGATGTTGATATTCGAGTCTTTTGCCATATAGGCGGAGTCGAGTGGTATTGTCGTGCCTTCCATGTGGTGGCAGAAGTCGCATGTGTTGCCGTCACCGGTGGTACGCCATACCTTTTGCAGTTTGACTCCTAATGTTTCACTGAGGTTACGGGCGCTGTATAGGCTGCCGAGTCTCTGGGATTGTACGGTTTCGCATCTGGCGATTAGTTCAGCGTGGTCGTTTCCGAGTCGGTCAAGTGCGTCATGGAGTCTATGTGCGTCCCATTGTTCCTTATCGGCTCGGTTTAGGAGTTCCAGTGTTTTGTCTGTGATTGTTTTGGATGTCGTATGGGCTATCTCCTGTAGGTGGTGTTCGTATGCTGTTCTGACGTTGTCCGGCGGTATGGTCCAGTCGTAGAGTTTTTGCCAGTCGGTTGTCGTGTAGGCCTGGATGTCAACGGCGAGGGGCCGTTCCGGATGGAGTTCGCTCCATGCGGTGATGACTTGTTCGAGTTTCATACCGGTTTTGCGCGCATAGTCGGTGAGGTGGGCGAGGAGGTTGTCTTTTACGTCGTTGACCCATTGTTTGCCGATGGTTTCGAGGTCGTCTGCCAGGCCGTGGCGTGAGCGGTTGGCGAGGCGGATGACTCGGTTTACGTAGGTGCGTGTGGCGGTCAGGACTTGGCTTTCGGTTGTCGTGTTTTTTGTTGGTTCGATGGGTCGTGCGTTCTTTTTTCGGGGGGAGGGGATCGGTGGCGTGGGGTTGTCGGTCCGGCGTAGGGTGAGACGTTTGTATGCTTCCGGTAGGTTGAGTGCTTCCGCGGCGCTTTCGACGGTTGCCCCGAGGTTTACGAGTTGGATGAGTGAGTTAACGCGGATTTGCTGTGTTTCGGCTTGGATTCGTTCGACTTCGGTTTGGGCTGGTAGGTTGAGGTCGAATGTGATGCCGTAGCCGAGTCCGCCTGTGATGCGATCGAGTTCGAACTGCCATTTGTCCCATACTGTCATGCAGAGTGGTTTGAGGGTGTTTTCGATGAAGGCGCGTTCGGCCATTTCGGCGTTGGCGTAGGTTTGCCCGTTGTCGATGCCTCGGATGATGTCGGGGACTGCGAGCGCGTTGGCGAGTCGGTTGTTGACGACGTTGGATACGGTTTGCAGGTCGAGGGTGTCGTTGGAGTTCTGGAATGGTGTCCAGATGAGTTTGCTGGCCGTGCTTGGCTTGTGTGTGGTGGGGTCAACCGGGATCAGGTTGTAGACGATGCCGTTGTTGTTGCCGGCCCCGCGGAAGGTGTTTTCGAGGCGTGCCCGGTTGCGTTGGAAGTCTTCGGTGTTTTCGGAGACGATGCCGAGCATGCCTGCTGGTACGGCGTTGTTACCGAAGAAGCCGCGTTCGTAGTCGGCTATCATGTCGTCGACGTTGGCCCATTTTTTGATTGTCATGGCGGGGCTGATGCCGCGTGTCGGGTCGTTTGGGTGACGGCTGTAGCTTAGTGAGATGGTTTCGTCGCGGGTGAATTCGTATTGGCGGGGGCCGTCGCCAAGGTCCATGGTCACGCGGTGGTACCAGTCGGAGCGGCTGTCGTTGTATACGCGGCTGTTTGTGGGGAGGATGGTGTAGCCGGTGATGTTGTTCTGGGTGATGTTGCCGCCGGGGCCTTCGGTTGTCCAGACGAGGATGTCGACGTGTGATTGGGTGAGGATTCCTGAAGCGATGAGTTTCAGGAATTCGAGGCAGCTGTATGTGTCGTTTGGTGCGTATAGGGCGGTTAGCGCGGCTGGTGCCGGTTCGAGTTTGCGTCCGTCGGTGGTGACTGCGTAGGGGACGATGGTGCTGAAGCGTTGGGCGATGGCGTTGACGTAGGGGAAGATGTTGTCGTAGGTATCGTGCATCGGGATGGTGTTGCCCCCGAGTGGCTGCCATGTGTTGCCGCCTGCCGGTGTGGGGGTGTTGTGTGGGGCGTCGGTTCGACCGAAGGCGCTCGTGAAGCCAGCGCGGATGTTGTTGAGTAAGGCCATTTTGTCCTCGATTTACTAGTAGGATTGCGTGTTTTCAGTATATTACCTGTTAGGTCAGCAGACCATAACGTCCCATGATGGGAGTCTCGGCGGCTCGTAGCATGCGAGGAGCAGGCTGTCTGCCAAGTCCGGACTTCCGAGGTTCATGGCGTCTTTGTAGTCTTGTTTGCTTTCGATTTGACGTTGGTTGCGGCTGTTTATATGCCATTTGCGTGTGGTCAGTTCAGTGGTGAGCTTGGCTAGGTCTGGTATTCGCGGGTTGATGCTGAGCTGGGGGAGCATGGTTGCGAAGTCGAACCAGAGTTCGGATGCGATGTTGGGGTATTGCGGATCTTTCGGTTTGCCGGCGTAGTTGACGCCGGTTACCGGTAGTCCCCATGATTTGAGTAGGTCGGTGAGGCCTCCGCCTACTCCGGTGTCGTCGATTCGAATGTCGATTGGCTTGTGTTGTGAGGCGTGGAGTCTGATTCTTTCGGCGGTTTCGACGATGCTTGTGTGTGTCCATGATTCGAGGGTTTCGATATGGTTGCCTCGTTTGATGGTGAGGGCCGTGCGGTCGTTGCCGTATCGTGCGACGTCGACACCGAAGGTGACGGGGCCGTCCGTTGGCGTACGGTGGAGGGATTCGTTGAGCATGGCGTCGTTGATGAGCTGGTTGTCGGTATCGGCGTATGGGAGGCCGAGCCAGACGTGTCCGTAGTCGGCTGTTTGTTTGTCGGCTTCGATCATGTCGAGAACGTCTTGGCTGATGAGGCGGCGTACGTCCTCGTATGTGGTGTGCCAGTGGCGTGTCTGGCGTAGGCGTTCTTTGGAGTCCGTGGTGATGAAGTATGTCCAGACCGGGTCGTGGCTGGTGAGCGGATTCCATGTGAATATCAGTGTCGAGTTGGTTTTACGGATGGTTGGGATGAGTGTCGTCAGGCTTGTCTGGCTGATGGTTTGGGCTTCTTCTATCCAACAGACGTCGATGCCTTCGATGCTTTTTATGGATTGGATGTTGTCGTGTAGGCCTCGGAAGATGAAGCTGCTGCCGTTGACGTGGCCGATGCCGTCGCGCCGGATTTCGAAGCCTTGCAACCCGAATTTTTCGATGGTGCCGGTGAGGAGCTTGTACACGGAGTCGGTGATGGAGTTCTGGAATTCGCGTGCGCAGAGGACAGTGATTGGTTGCACGGAGGCGCGGAGAATGAGGCTTTGCGCTACTGCGGTGCTTTTGCCGGAGGCTCTGCCGCCGGAATAGCAGTAATAACGATATGGTGGAGTCTCCGTGTGGAGCCACCACCATAGGTCTTGGTAAGGTTTTGCTATCTGCATGCCTCCAGTTTATGTGTTTACTGGTCGTCCTTACCGTTTTTTGGATTGTCGTCGAAAACTTCAAGGGTGATATGCGGCGGCTCGTAGCTGGTGACGTTGACGTCGGTGGATTGGCGGGCCTTGCCGTCCAGCCTGTCGATGTAGTCGGATGTTACGTGCGGGTCCTTGTATGCGTCGAGGACGTGTTTGATGGCGATTCGCTGCACCATTGTCAAGGTTGGGTCTTTTGTTTTTTCGTTGATTTCCGTCATGGTGAGTTTGCTGAATTCGCGCATCCAGCGTGTGGGGCTGGTGTCTTTGGTCCATGAGCCTCGGTCTTCTGGCCGTTCTTGAAATCCGCCTTTGCCGGTGGGATTGAGGATACCGCCGGTGATGCGGCCTCGATGATCTCTTGTTACGTCTGTCATATGGCTGATTATACCGGTTTACAAGAAAGCCTCTCCGTGTTGTGGGAGAGGCTTGGGTTTAGTTGAGGATGAAGTCGGTGAGGAGTTTCAGGAGTGCGATGCCTCCTCCGGTGACGAGCAGCGTGGCCAGTGTGGTGAGGAGGTAGGCGAGGACACGTCCTACCCAATATCCGAACGGATCTTTGTTATTGTTCATGGTTGGTCGTTTCCTTCCTTTTTACCATATATTGGCGTATGGATCATCGTATGTTTGCGGCTGTGCGGCTGGAGTGTAGCCGACGGATTGTGGTTGCGGCGTGGCCTGCTGCGTCTTGGCTTTCTGTAGGATCATGCTGATGTTCGCGTAGTTGATGGTGAAGTCGGTGCGTGGCTGGCCGTTACGGTCGGTTCCTGTGGACCATTTCAGGTCGCCCTCGACTCTGACTGGTGTGCCTTTGTGCAGTGATTGCAGGTAGGTGGCTGCGAGCCTTTGGTCGTATTCGAAGATGGTGGCGAACATGGTGTCGTGGTCGATCCACTGTTGCGTGTTCTTGTCTTTGTGGCTTCCGTTGGCGGCTACGCGGATGAGACAGTATGGCGTGCCGTTCTTGTTTTGCTTCTGTTCTGGTTCGGCGACGAGTCGTGCTTTCGGGAGGATGATGTGTGGATCGTTCATTTTGAGGTGTTCTTTTCTTTCTGTTAGTCGTTGACGGTTTCGAGGGTTTTAGCTAGGAGGGTTTCGCCGAGTCGCTTGTGGAGGAGTGCCAAACCTTTTCTCGTGACTCGTACGGTGGGCGGGAAGGCGAATTTCGTGCCGTCCGGCTTGGTTCCGTGCTTCTGCGACATGACCATTACGAGGTGTCCGGCCGTGACGTGTCTTGCTGTGGCATGCCATGAACCATTGGCTTTGTAGATCCAGCCGTTGTTGCTCATCCATTCGCGTAGTTGTTTTTCGCTGATTGGGGTGCTGGAGTTGGATAGAATCTTGGCGGCGTCGCGGACGAGCAGTCGGTCTTCAACATTGGTGAAAACGTCAAGTGCTTGTGCTTTTGGCTCCAGCTCCTTGATTTGCGCGTCTTTGGCTCGTAACTGCTGGTTCTTGAGTTCGATGGTCTTCTGTGCGACAAGCACGGCCTTTGCGAGGATGGTCATATCATCGTCTGCGTCCGTGGTTGGAATGTAGCCGCCGGTCCTACGAATCTGTGGCAACACCTCGTGTGTTACCCAACGTTGGAATTCCTTGGCCTCCGGCTTACGGGACTTCATCACGAGACGGTAGAAGCCGGACTCGGAGATGATGTATGCCTGTTGCCGACGGTTAATCGAATCGATGACTTCAGTAGTACTGAACTCATCATCATCGAACATTTTGATGGTCTCGGTTGGGTTGCTGAGGTTAAGGATGCTCATGCAATCCTTAAGTACGAACCACGGGTTACCAGTCTTATCGGTCAAGGTGCGCAGCGTTGCGGTGTTGAATTTGAATGATTGGATTTCGGCGTTCATTGGATTGGCTCCTTTTTGCATTGTGTTTTATTCGTTGGTCTCGTGGCTGTCCTTGTCCGGGATGACGTCCGGGTTGAGGAAGTAGCATCGGCCGACTTTGACCGCATGGAGTCGTCCTTCGCGGATGAATCTGCGGACGGTCTGAATGTTGAGCTTCCAGCGCTTGGCGTATTCGGGGACTGTTACTGTGTAATCTTTAGCGTTCATACGTCCTATCATATATCAATTTGAGTACTGTTACAACTTATGTTATGCCGGTGTGGCGATGGCATATGCCGGTTTTGGGGCGAGGTTTCGGATATAAAAAAGTGCTCACCGGGGAAAGAGCGGGGAACCGGTGAGCACCTATCATGGGATCTACATAATGAGGGCAAGATCCAATATACTATGTTCTTTTCTGGTTTACAACCGTGGTGCGTAACATCCTGTCATCCGTTCGGCGTGTCGACCATTAGAGCATGATATCGTGAGTATCACAAAACAACGCAGGATATAAAAATCCTGCAACCTAGAAAGGTACCAAAAATGAACGAGCAGAACACCGACCAGACCGAAGTCCAGCAGCAGCCGGCACAGCAGCCGATCATCATCAACAACGTGATAGGCCAGGCGGACGACAGCGGCAAGAAGAAGGCCCCAGGTTTCATCAAGGTGTGCGTATATAGCTTCCTTACTTGCGGTATTTACTTCTTCTACTGGCTCGTCAAGAGCCTGAGCGGCGGCTACCGCAAGCGCTGATACGAGCGTAAGAAACACAATACCCACCCGGAGTAGTTATCCGGGTGGGTATTTTTATATGATAGAAAGGCAGCCGGAAAGGGAAACCAAAAAACTCTCCGACATCGACAACTATACCACAGGAAGGAACACGTTATGGAGACCATGTTGGACAACAACGCATACATGCCGGCACGAGCCCACAAAACCGATGCGGGACTGGACCTGCGCACGCCGGTGGCGGTGACGGTGCCGGCGTACGGGAGCGCAATCGTCAACACCGGCGTGCACGTCGCACTGCCCCACGGATGCGCCGGACTGCTCGTCAGCAAGAGCGGCCTCAACGTCAAACATGGCATCACGAGCACTGGGCTCATCGACGAGGAATACACAGGAAGCATCGTAGTCAAGCTTTACAACCACGGATGCGAAGACTACGAGTTCAAGGCCGGGGATAAGATCACGCAGCTGGTCGTGATCCAAGTGGTCTGCGAGCCCATGGAACAGGTTTCCGCATTCATCTCGACGGAGCGTGGCGACAACGGCTTCGGGAGCACCGGGAGATAACCATGGGCTGGAGTACAAGCAAATTCCATGCCAAAAAGACGACCGTGGACGGTATCACCTTCGATTCACGCAAGGAAGCCGCCAGGTATGTCACGCTCAAGGACATGGAGGAGGAAGGCCTCATCGGAAACCTCAGGAGACAGGTACGCTATGAGCTCGTCCCGGCATTTGACGTGGACGGCAGGCATTACCGTCCTGTCTTTTACGTGGCCGACTTCGTTTACGTGGAGGACGGCAAGACGGTCGTCGAGGATGTCAAGGGCGTGAAAACCGACGTGTACAAGCTCAAGAGCAAGCTCTTCGCACGACGGTATGGCATGAGCATCAGGGAGACGTGACGGCTTAGAAATTGTCATAGCCCCGGTTGATCTTGGGAAGAGATTCCCGGACTGGCCGGGGCTTTTTTGCCACTGCCGATGGTTCGTGTTTGATCAGGTGTCATATGCCCATGTGAGCCCTCGGACAATCCCCCCGTACGATGGTTCCCCACCGCTAAAAATTCTATAGCGACCACTGTAAAAGTTACAGCACCTCACTGTAATTTTTATAGCGGCATGCGCTGTAAAATTTACAACTCAATAATATAGATCTAGATACGCTAGGTAGATACTCTAGTAGATACTCTAAAGAGAGAGAAAGAAAGATAAAATCTTTCTTTCCAAAGAGAGAGAAACCGAAACCAGCCTCCGGATCAAGCCTTGATGGCTTCGGTGAGCGTGGCATGGAGCCATGGAACCTGACCTGATGTCTCGAAGCTTCTTCCATGGCTCTGAGCATCGAGGTGGATACCGTCTGGGTTTCGATGCTGCCCTTCGGGCCTTGGTCTCGATTTCCGATCGGGTTAGGGCATGGAGGAGAGTAGGTCCGTGCTTGGCTTTGGTGGTCCTCTTACGGCTTGATGCTCTCGGTGCTTTTTCGGTGCTTGTTGGGTCGGAACGTCGCTTTCTTGCGTAAAAGGCCTTTCTGACGGGCTATCGTATGTGAAGCCTAACGAGTTATCAGGCTTGCCGTGTAAATCGGTCTGAGGGGCCTTTACGTGCGTTCTAGAGGCATGTGGGGTGGAAAGCGTGTGAGAGAAATGCCGTGGATGGATGACTGGGACATGCCGGACTGTCTTACCTTCGATGCTTTTCATGGCTTTGTGGTACACTTGAAGTAACGTCAACATCAAGAAAGGATCACAAATGAGCGTTTACGACACCATCGGCGACAGCCTCGTCGAACGGTACGGAGTCCATTTCAGCGAGGAAGGCGAGCAGAAATCACGCAAGTTCTTCTCAGGCCTGTGTTTGAAGTTCGGCGATGAGGAAGTCCTCGAGGCTTGGGATACCGCATGCAGGAAGTACGACAATCCCGTGACTGCGATTTCGAAGCTCGGAGGCATCCTCTACAATCGCAGCCTCTTCAGCTCATTCATCGAAGAAGAGTGAACACGTCGGTGTGTCGTCGAGGAAACGTGTTAGACTAAAGACATACGCCATTTCAAGTGCCCCCCGCTTGAGTGGAGCAACAATTTGAAATGGCACGAATCCCATTGATTGCCACCGGGGGGGCCGGTAGCAGCCAGTGGGATTCACTATAATAAAGGATCAATATCATGGCCGCCGTCAAAGACAACAACTTCATCGCAATCCAAGGATGGATGCGTACCCAGCTCAACCTCAAAGGCAACGAGCTACTCATCTACGCGCTCATCTACGGCTTCTCACAAGACGGGAACTCCAAGTTCTCCGGCACCAGACGATACATCGCAGAATGGTGCGGATGCTCCATGAAGACAGTCGACAACACCATCGCATCACTCCTCGCCAAGCAGCTCATCGTCAAGCATGAGAAATACGTGAACGGAATCCGCATGTGCGACTACACGGCCGTCCCCCCGGAAACCGCCACACGGCAGAACGACACGCAAGCCCCCACCGACGCGAAAACCCATACCGAACTCACGACTGAACACAACCCCGCCGAACCACAGCCGCTCATCGGCGAACCGCAGATCCCCGCACAACCGAAGAAGCCAGACCCCACCGAAGAGGTCGTAAACCACCTCAACCGTCGTGCCGGCACCCAATACAAGCCCACCACGGCAAACACACGCAAACTCGTCAAGGCGCGCCTCAAGGAAGGCTTCACCATCGAAGACATGAAACTGGTCATCGACAAGAAATGCTCAGACTGGCTCAACAACCCGGAAATGGCAAAATTCCTCCGCCCGGAAACCCTCTTCGGTAACAAATTCGAAGGCTACCTCAACGCCAATGCCATGACGCAAAACAACCGGAACAACAGCTCCAACCACCAGTCAGCCTATTGCGCACCAGTAGCGGACGACGAAAAGCCCAGCTGTTCCTTCGGATGGTGACGCACAATAAGCAGACATCGACCACACGTAAACCACGACACGCCGGTAACACAATGCCAGCGACACGTGAGATAACATTGACACAGATAGCAGAAAGGAGCCACAATGGAAACCAACATCATCGAAAACATACTCCACGAAGCAAGCCAAGACAGCCACTACGAAAAAGGCGACTACCTCAACGAAAACGGCCTCCTCATGTGCGGCAAATGCCACACCCCAAAACAATGCCGCTTCATCGCCACATGGGACGGCAAGGAAAAGAAACCGTACACGCTCTGCGACTGCGCGCGCGAACGCCAGAACGCAGAAGAACAGGCACGACAGGCGCAAAACCTCCGCATCGAAATAAACCGGCTCCGCAAACTCGGCTTCCCCGACAGTGAAATGGCCGACTGGACATTCAACACCGACGACGGAACAAACAAAACAGCCTCCGACATCGCACACCGATACGTCGACAACTTCGCTGAAATGAAGAGGCACGGCAAAGGACTACTGTTCTACGGCCCCGTCGGTACCGGCAAAACGTTCCTCGCGGCATGCATCGCCAACGAGCTCATCAGCCAAGGCCGTCCATGCCTCGTAACCAACTTCGCACGGATCACGAACACCCTCCAAGGAATGTTCGACGGCAAGCAGCGTTACCTCGACGACCTAAACCGGCTGGACCTGCTCGTCATCGACGATCTAAGTGCGGAACGAGACACATCCTATATGAACGAAATGGTCTTCAACATCATCGACTCTCGATACCGGAGCGGAAAGCCACTCATCCTCACAACCAACCTCTCAAAAGAAGAGATGATAAATCAGCCAAACACCGACAAACAGCGCATCTACAGCCGCCTAGTCGAAATGTGTTTCCCCGTTGAAGTTAAAAACGTGGACAGACGGAAAAAGAAGGCTCAAGAAGACTCGGCAGACCTGAGAAGACTCCTTAACCTATAGGACAGGACAAGGCGACACGTGTAAAAACGTGCCGCCTTTTTTGCCCTACATCGGCGTGTCGGACCACGTTTGTGGGTATAGTGTTAAATATCAGGCAAGGAGAACACCAAGCCTCCAAAACAAAAAGGAAACCCAAAATGAACAAGAACGACAACATACACACCCTCTCCGTCATCCTCAACGGATGCCTACCTTACGAATACGACCAGAAGCTCACCGACAACGAAACCACCCTCGCCATCACCAAGGAAGGCTCCGACCTCACCATGTACGTCAGCACCGACGTAAACAACGGCGACGACTTCATAGTGACCTACGGCCGCGACGACCCAACCATGGGCTACTACACGACATACGAGACCTTCCGCTGGACTACCGAAGACGAGCAAATCCCCCTCGACACCATCCTCAAAGACATCATGTCCTGCCTCTGACAACCCATCAAACATAGAAAAGAACCCAGAATGAACCTCGACACCAACACCCTCGCCACCGAAATCTCCAACGCACTAACCGCCACCAGCGAAGACTACACGACAACCGTCGTCGACCTCGACATATACGGCGCCTCCTGCGAAATCACCAAGTACGGCTCAAACAGAAAACTGCACCTCACTCCAGTCGACGACAACCTGATCGACATGATCCTGTTCGATGAGACCGGAAACACGATCGCAAGCGGCACCCTATTCAACGAAGCCGTCACTGACATCACTCCGGAAGAACTCGCCAACCTCGTCACGATCTGCCTCTAAAAGGAGAAACAATGAGCCGCAAGAAAAAGGAACCGGTCATCGTCGACCTAAACGACGCCGACATGATGAACTGGATCAACGAAATGCGAAACAGCCAACCATCCGCGGCTGAACGACGCAAAATCAGTGACTACCGGTATTACCACCGACACAAGGAAGAACGAGCTGAAGCGAACCGCAAATGGAGGGAAGCACACGCCGAACATTACGCAGAGAAACAAAAGGAATACCACAGCAACCCAAAGACCCTAAAAAAGAAGCGCGAAGCAGCTCGAGAACGCTACCACTCCGACTCCGAATGGAGGGAAACGATGCTCGCCAGACAAAGGGAACGCTACCACGCTATGACCCCGGAACAGAGAGCTGAATACGTACGGAAACAGAGGGAGCGGGCCCGCATACGACGAGCCAACGACAAAGCCAAGAAACTCAAAACCGAAACCACCCGAAAGGAACAAGCATGAACAACAGCATCGACCATCCAACCCATTACACCGACCGCAACATCGGCTACGAATGCATCGTTCTCACCAAATACCAATACTTCTGCGCCGGAAACGTTATCAAATACCTGTGGAGGCACAAGTCAAAAGGACACTCAACCGAAGACCTGAAAAAAGCACGATGGTACGCACGACTCGCAGCCACAAGACACGAAGTGACGTACACGACAAGCACATGCGGGATCATCCTGCACAAACTGGTGCAATCAACCGACGGCTTGGAACGTGTCGCATGGTACGGTGTCCGTACCAGCGCATGGCATACCGTCATCAAAGCTTTGGACCGAATGATAGAGGGGGAAAACGAATGACACGCAAACTTCACGACGTCCAGATCGAAAGAGTCATGGCAGAACACTACCTTTTCGACCTTGACCAGCCGGTCAAAAAGACCGCCGAAATCCTCGCCATGGACGAGGACTATGTCAGGAAGATTCACGACGACTACGTCAGATTCATCCTGCCGACAAGGAGAAGCGAATGAAGAAAGCAATGAAGAACCAGATCACCAAATGGTATGAGGCCGGACTGACGGTCAACGAAATGGCCCCGATCATCCCGCAATACTCCAAGCCGGAAATCGAAGCCGTCATCAAGGAATACAGGAAGGAAAAGGAATGGGAACGGTTGACTGGTGGCTCGTGGTCCTAATGATCGCGATCACGATCCTTATCTCCTATAAGGGAAGATAAGAGCGGGAAACCCGACAGTTCACGGCGTGTCGCACCTAGTGTGGCACGCATTTTGTGTTATAGTAAACATATCAAGCAAGGAGCTTGACAAACACAAAAAGGAGCAAACAATGAACGCCATCACCACAGACGAAATCAAAACCATGATGCACGACATCGACGTACGCCTCGACCAGAAAAGCCATTACACCACCGACGTCATGCAGAAAGGCACCATCTACCACGTCGGCGACCACAAATACGTCACACTCGACGACTATGCGCAAACCTTCGAAGACTACGAATGGAGCCGCGACGGTGCAGAATGGGCCTGCTACCTATACACGCTCACCAAAAACAACCCGGAACGCATCGACTTCTACACGCAGGCATACAACATCGGAGGCATGGAAACACTTGAAACGCTCTACAACAACGTAACCGAATCAACGCCAATGACCATCGTCTACCCAATCTACAAGCACTGACAGCCAACACCACAAAAGGAACCCCACAAAATGGAAAACAACAACCTCAACAGGAAATTCGCTGAAGTCCTCAACGAAGTCCCTAACTTCAGCACCGACGAAACCGCACAAGCCGGCAACCGCACCTACAAGTACCTCAACCTCGCCACCCTACTCAAGACCGTCAAACCAGTCTTCGCAAAACACGGACTCGCATTCACCCAAAAAGTCACCTACACCCACGGAGGAGACGGAAGACAAATCCTCGGCACCATCGAAACCATCATTTTCGACGACACCGATCAGATGACGGTCTGCGAATACCCGTTCTTCGTTACTGGAGACCCACAGCAAGTCGGAAGCGCCATCACCTACGCACGACGCTACAGCCTCACCACCATCCTCGGCATCTTCCCAGACAAGGATGACGACGGAGCATACGCACGACAGCAGTACGAGACCGCCGACAAGCCAATCGGAGCCGACCAGTACGCCACGCTCGTCAAGGCAATGGACGCACACGCCATTCCAACGGAAGCACGAGGCGAATTCATCAACGGTACACTCAACCGGCCGGTCAGGGGCTGGAAAGGCATCACCCAGTCCGACATGACGAAACTCATGAACGCCATCAACAGGATGTGACAAGGATAAAAGCCCCGACATGCACACGGCGGGGCTTTTACCATATCAGGAACACAATGGAGGAGGGAAGAAAACGACACGCCGGCATGTTCCCCTACCTCCCCAAATGATATAGTAAGAATATCAACCAAGAAAGGAAGGCAATGAAAATCATCAACCTCTCACAAGCAAACAACACCGACGCATGGCTCAACGAACGCATCGGCCGCATCACCGGCACCAAAAGCAGCAGCCTAGCCCTCGAACCATACACGCCAATCAACATCGGAAAACTCACAGAATCACGAAACAAAGCACTAGAACAATCCAAAACAGCGAAAACACCAGAGAAAACCGCCGAATACTACCAGAAAGCACGAGAATACGACAAACAAATAATCGAAGCCGAAACCAAAAACAAACGATTCAAGACCGGCATCGAATTCTGGAAATTCCTCGCAGAAACACTCGCCGACCAGCCAGACAACGAACCACCAATGGAACGAGGACACAGACTCGAACCGGAAAACATCCAACACACACTATACGAACTCGGCTATCAGCCAGAAACCTGCATCACGGACTGCGGCATCTGGGAAAGCGATGAAGACAATCGCATCGCGTGCAGCCCAGACGCCTACGAAAACGCCGAAAACCCCACATGGGCCATCGAGTGCAAAAGCCTAGGCTCCGCCTACCACCTGCAAACAGTCATCCCATGGATGACACACAATCAGGCCATCGGCAAAAAAACCATGCCACTGGAACTAGTCGACATGGCCGACCGAATCCTACCGGAATACACCCTAGAACAGCAAGCCACCGGATTCGACTTCGTACCAGACAAATACAAGGCGCAAGTGCTTCAATACTTTGTCGTCTGCGACTCCCTCAACACATTGTACTTCTCCATGTACGACCCACGAGTCTTCGGAGAAGCCCGACACCAAATCATCCCCATACACAGAAAGGACATCAAAACGCTAATCGCCAACCACAAACAACGACAACTCGTTACACTCCACCTCGTCGACACCATCTCGAAAATGACAGGAGCTACATTCCAATGACCATCGACACCCTCATTCAAAGCAAAGACATCTACGTGGTCTTCGATGGATGCCCAACCTGCCATCCGAAAAGCTCAAAATACCTCGACGAATGCCGAATGCAAGCACAGAAAACACGACAACAACTACACGTCATACCATCAGGCAGCCAAACGGCCACACTGATGAGACTCATCGCCCAAAACCAAGGACGACGCATCGAATACCCAATGATCCTCACGGACGGCATCATCCGATACGATCCACAGGACATCACCGAAAAGAGCCACAAATGAAAACAGAATGGTGGACTGCAGTCATTACAGCCGGACTCACTGCCGGATACGCCGTCACGACGACGCAACTCTCACCGGGACCCGCATACATCTTCAGCAAACTCAGAAAACGACTCACATCCAAAACCGAAAACCAAGCCAACGACCTGACATCCAGTCTCGGAGAACTCGCCTACTGCGGATGGTGCCTCAGTCCATACATGACACTCCCCATCTGGACCGCAGCCGCTAAAGCCTCCAACATCCGCTTCGGATTCAAATGGCTCACCGGATGGACCACCGCAACAGCCATCGCCGCATACTACAGGCATCAAGCAGAAAGCAGAATCTAATGCACAACATCCCGCAATGCCACGTGATCGTCCTCCTCCATCTGATCGAGGAGCCAACCACCCAAGAACACCTGACCGCGATAGCCCCGAAACTGGGTTGTTCCGACACTCCGCAAAGCCTAAGAAGCCGCATGGTCGAACTTGAACGGGGCGGATACGTCCACCGCGTCGACAGAAACGGCGTCAGCAGCCACAATCGCCCATGCTGGCGATGGCAGCTCACCAAGAAAGGTAAAGACCTCGTCCAAGAACTCCTCGACCCAACCGCGTCAGCCGAAAGGAAATGAGAACACCATGGCAACGAACCCATTCACCGTCACCATCGACGGCAAGGAAACCCTAGTATGCCAGAGCGCCCACACAGGGCTCTTCTACTCCATCCGAAACGACGGCAGGCATATCCCCGTCAGCTATCGTCTCATCAAGACGCAGGTCTCCAGCATGCAGCGGCTCAAATACTGGCGGAGCCGTTACGGGTACACGCAGTCCGACCTAGCCGAAAGACTCCACGTGTCCAGTAAGACCATCATCGAGATGTGGGAAAACGGGTTGAGACACCCGCTCAAGAAATACAGGCAGCTGATCAACGCCGAACTCAGTCAGGACATCTTCCCCGACTGATCCCCTTCCCTACGGCGTGTCGCATCAGTGTGGCACGCCGATTATGATATAGTAAAGACATCAAGCAGAGATTCTGCCTAACATAAAAAAGGAGCCACAAATGGAAACCGTCAAATACCTCACCACCATCATCAGCCTCATCATGCAACAGCCGAAAATCGGGACCATCCTCGACAAGGACGGACTCGACCCGGAAATCACCTACGGGCGAGTCGGCCTCAAAGACTACAACGCGTTCATCAACCTCTACGGCCTACTGAACGGCATCGAAGAAGTCGAAACCACACCAGTCCACGAAATCGACAACGGCATCGGATACGACTTCACCATGACAGCCCCGATCACACTACACTTCTTCTACTGGAAGTAATCCAAAAACATACGTAAACGCCCCGCAGCCGGCCGAACAAGCCAGACGCGGGGCGTTTCACATATCAGAGTCGACTAGCGGCTCACACCGGCATAATGCACTCCGAACAAGCCAGCCACACCGGAACCAACCAGCGCGCAAGCGCCACCAACGACAGCAACCCACGACGGAACACCCGGAACAGCACTCACCAGACTAGCCACCGCACCGGCAATCCCAACCAAACCAGACACCAAATACGCCCAACGACGCGTCCCGGCATCAAACGTAGGCACATAATTATCCGAACCGTCGGCACACTCGTTCGTGATCATGGTCTCCGAAACCGGCTCACCAGACAACACGTCATCAGCCAACACCGCATGCTTAACCATAAACAACCAATCCTTTCAATCAGTGGAAAATAATACCGTCATTAAGACGCTTCTGAAACTCCTTCACGGCCATGCTCGGAGCGGGACCGATTATCCCATCACCCGAAAAACCGTTCATCTCCAACAGGAACCTGCGAACGAACTCAGGGCCCGCATTACGAGGCCGGTCCGTAATACCGAACCGATGAGACATCCACTCAACCCAATCACTACCCGAAGTACCCTCCTCAAGACAGGCGATATTCCGATTCTCAACACACCTGATCTGCCCGGACATGACACCATCGACCGACGTGCCGGCAACCTCCTGAGCCCTACGCATCGTCAACGGCCCCCAAGAACCATCCACCTCAAGCTTCGTGACCGACTGTGTGGCAGGCTGGACAGGCACCGGATTCGACGGAGCCACCAAACCCCGAGCCAAACGATCTAAACGATCCAGATCATACGAGCCCGGACACTGCGTCGCAGAACAATCACGATGACGAATCAAAGGCAAATCACCATACACCGTCCGCAGATCGCGAATAAGCTCGGCGATCGTCTCATAATCGCCATCCGACTGACGAGGATTACACTCGATGCCAATACCCATATCATTGCCCTTGGAACCTACGCCGACCCCATCCCCGGCATTCCACGCACGATCATCAGGATCCACAATGCACGCCACACGGCCGGCCTCGGCCACGTAATGTGCGGAAGCGCTACGAGCCGGACTGCACAAGGTCTTAATGACACCCTCGAACGTCGGGTGCGTATTTGGATCACCCCACCAATGAATTACAATGAACTTGATACCATACGGGCGACCGCTCGTATAATTCGGGCTATCATACCGGGTAATGTTCTCGTAAGACATCATAAAACTTCCTTTCAAACAGTCAAAACATACCAAACGGTAAAAAGAAAACGAGCGAAATCCGGAATCCCAGTAACAAGCAGATAACCGCCTACCACCATGACGCCAATAAGAAACGACGACAAGAGAATAAGAACGACGTTCTCGATGAATTCACGACTCATGCCACCAAGCATACCAAAACACACTACGCTAGACTTAATCACATGACCGAACTAATATCATCCATCATCGGACTCGCCGGCATAGCAGTAGGCGGCACCATCACATGGGCCACCACACGACGCAACAACCTCACCACCGCCTACCAACACCTCGTAGAAGCACAAGGCGAACTCAAAAAACAAATCGACGCTCAAGACGAAAAAATAAACAAACTCATCCGAACACGAGACGGACTACAACACACAAGCGACCTCGAAACCAGCTACATCCGTAACCTAGGCCACTGGCTCTCCGAATTCTGCGAAATAGTCGACGGAGAATTCCTCACACGCCACCCAAAACCATCCCTACCAGACGAACTACGAGACCGCATCTGCCCACTCTGACCGACCCGACATGAAACAAGTGCCATGATCGAACAATCACGATCATGGCACTCTAGTCAGAAAACCAAAACCAGACAAACCCCTAATACCGTCTGGAAATCGGCCAACTCACACTACCCCTACGAGAACCAGTCGAACCAGTCCCACCCCTATTAGTGACCTTAATGGTACCGTCAACCCCAACCATCAACAAACCAGTGGCACTACCCCCATTCTCAACACAAAGAGCAGCCGAAACATCCACCACAGGACAACACGCCGTCTTCACCTTACCTGTAAAAGGCACTTCAGCCCACGAGCCATTATCGATCTGAATACCGGAAACCTGAACAGTACAAGAATCCGCACCATACAAGAGCGTAATACTCCCATTAAGCCAATTAGTGGTGACCACTTCGAGAGTGTCATGCCAGACGCCATTCTCCCTCACATACCGGGTACCGGAAGCCGCCACAAACACTTCCTGCCCATCAGCCGCGGGAAGAGTCTTCAACCTATCCACGTTAGCCACTTCCACCAGCATGCTCTGACGCAACACAGGAACCACGTCAGAAATAACGCCAGCAGTAACATAAGCAAGCACCAAACCGGGAATCGTATCATCGGCAGCCGACTCCGGATACACCTTCACCAAACCACGAGGCTCGCTACCATGCGAATGATTCGGATCCTCCACAATGACCGCAATCTTATAATTACCGGACAGACCGGGAACTGTCACGGTCTCATCGCTCTTAACGGCATAAGTGTAAGACCCGATATTAGCCCACGGGCTCACTATCCCACAATGAGGTCGGACGGTGACCTTCAACCCGTCGATCACACACAACGGGCTCGCAGCACCATACAACACGCCGGAAACACAGTTGAAAACCGTACCATCAGACGGAGCCAGGAACGGGTTGACGACATGCCGAAAATCATCAGCCGTGTAAGCCGGAGCCCCATCCACGGCAGTCAAAGGATGCATGACAATACTCATAAACTACTCTCCAACAGTAGAATTCTTAATATAAGCCTCCTCTATTTTAACAATCTTTGCGGAAAGACTCTCGACCACATCCTTCAATTTATCCACCTCATCCATGCTCTCCTGAGCCAACCGTAAAGCAGCCATACTCAACTTCGGATAGTCAACGCCGACAGGAACATCATCGTCATCATATTCACAAAAGAAACCAAGCCCCGCATCATCCAAATCCTCGGCAATGAGACCGACAACCGGCTGCGCGTCATCAAGTTTCAAATTCAAATCATCATTGAACCAATACACGTGCCATTTCACCCGACGGAGAGCGTCCAACGGGATGAACCCGTCAGCATCCTCAACATTCGCCACTGAACACGCCGACGAACAATCACTACCTAACGTCCCATCATAAAGACAATAAACCGGCTTCCGAGGAGTCAACGAAAGCGTAGCGTCAAACACGCTACGAACACCGGTACCACCATGAGCCGGCACCACCACGATACCATCACCGTCAACATCAGACTGATCCACTCCCACGGAAAGCGAGTTGAAATCACTTTCAACGGCAGCGACACGCGCCCCCAACCGTCCAACGCTCTTACCGACACTAGCCGGCAACTCTCGCAACTGACGACGAACCTCCGAAAACTGGCGGGCGGTCGCATCCACCCCATCAAGCGAAAACCTGAACTTACCTTGCATCATATCCTCCTACTGCAATACGGGCGTAACAGTCCAAGAACCACTGAAATCAATATCGTATCCGACGACACGAGCCTCACCATGTTCAAAACCTTCCAAACGTCCACTATCATCGGTGATATTCCATGCGACGACATCACCCGGACTCCAATCCCGATAAACAACAGGCGCGGCCATCAGATCCAACGTCATGTCAACAGTGTCCGTACCATTCTGTAATTGCCGTAACGCGAACATGGCGTGATCGTTCAACGTTTCCTTCTGCGTAATACTATCCGACACTCGGGCCACATATTCGACGACAGGACGATAAGACTGTTCCACGGTCATCACATTAGACCGCAACTGATCCTCCCCCGACGTACTCCCGACCGCCACGACCATATTCGAACCATAACCAGTCGTGTAATCCTCCACGATCCTGAAAGACGTCATCACACTCTCATCAAACGTCGTGATCGGAGTGACGGAACCTATCCTGTCCGCAACCGTCAAAACCGGCAGATATCTGCCACCATCGACTGCCCTCCATGACGTACACCATTCCGGGCCATTCTGAACATTCGAAAAGTTCTGAAGAACACTCAGCAACGTTTTCTCGGAGGACTCTTCATACGTCCTGTCGCGTAATATCCTACTGGAAGACACGTCCGTCAGAAGCGTGAACCGATGATCCGTGAGCGTACTCGACACAAGATCCTCCACGATCTCGCACTGGTCACGTTTCGAATACGAGTGATCCTTCACATACACGCTGTCGAAATAATGTTCGACGGTCGCCAACGTGAGGGACAGTCCCCGATCCTGCAAGCAACGCTCCCGTTTGACGACGATACCACCCCATAATACGGTCAGTCCGCTCACCAAGACGATAGCCACACCATATGGGATCGTCGCCTCATTCCAATTAGATGGAATGTTCCGCCACGGAACCGTCACCGTCTCACTCGTCTTTTCCTCAAAACGATACGAAAACTTGGAAACCTGCAAGTCCGGGAATTCCGCCAACACGGTTCCACTGGTCAAAGACACCGAAAGGAATTGAAACCCGGCCGTATCCCACAATGCATACTCGCCCAAAGAACGGGACGAGTCAAACCAATCATCAGACAAAACCATGACATGCTCCTTACAAGTAAGCCGGATAGAACGAAACCGTCATACGAGCGTCACTTGAATATTTGCTCGCACTGAAAGCCCACTCGTTCGATCCGGCCACAGCCTGACTCCACTCACGTCTGACGACACGGGCACGAGCCGGATCGAACCCGTCGACCAATATCTCATGGTTCATGCCGTTCACGGTCACATAATGGCCGATGCCGAGACTCATGTCGAAAGCTATGACATGCCCACTCTCGACATGCGATACCTGCGGGTTTACGACCGGACCATCGATGCGAATAAACACCGGACTGGAAGCGTTACCAATATTCGACAGTGAAACATGACCGGATATGATATCCTCACTCCACGTCCAAGACGACACTGAACCACTACACGTTCCGAAACAGTAGGGGAGTGTCATACCGCCAGACGTTCTCGGCAATCCAGACACGCCAGACACCAGTTCAAGCCCGTACAAGCACGGGTCCAAAGACGTCAAGCCAACACTGAAATGAAGCATGTTCACTCCAGCCCATTTAACCAATGGTGCGGACGCTGACGGCACCACTTGCAGTTGACGGGCGATATTCCCAAGTTGTACTACCAGTCTCATGCCAGCAGTGTTCAGAACGCTTTTAAACGCGGTCCACGCGTTCACGCATGATTCGGTACACCGGCCGATGATATGGCCTTCGATACTGATGGTACGGCCTTTCAAACGAGGCAGATTACCATACCAGCCGTCAGTCATAAGCTTTTCACTGGTTTGTAAAGTCGACCCCACACCGTCGAACAAGCCGGACACGTCCTGAAACGTGACATGCCATTCGCACCCATACGAGTCCACTCCGTAGAGAGGGAAATCGTTCAACGTTAACCGAAGGTCACGGGAATCGGGAAAAAACATGCTCATAATCTCATCATATCCTTATCACACGTAACAGAAATTGATCATTCGCACCGTTTCCCGAGCCGCCATCGTCGGATCGGAAGCATTCACGGTAATCGGAGCGGACACGCGAGGCCCACTGTTCTCATTCAAAGCCACCGGGGAAGCCATTGGAGTCGAAAGAGAACCTGACAGTGAGGACGGGAGTAGATCCGATATCATGCTCTGTACCGGTCGTACGGCCAAGCTTTCGTTCATTTCCACGCCGACACCCAAACCGGCGGGGATCATCTTGCCGACCTCGTCACGGAACACTCGTGATGGCGAGTGAATTCCAAGAGCGCCCTTCGCGGCGTTGACGATGCTGGAAGCCGCTCCCTTGACTGCTGCGACGGCATTGCCTATGGCTCCTTTAATGCCGTTGATCAGGCCTTGGATGATGTTGTTGCCGGCGGAAACGAGCCATGATCCGGCATTGTTGAACGCGCTTCTGATCTTACCGCCGATACCATTGACTGTGTTTGAGACCGCGTTGACACCGTTACGTACGGCAC